AGAGGGCTGCTCCCAGGGCGTTCACCTAGCTGTGTATTTCTACTAATAACTATACCCTTTGTGTTCCTTAAATCTAAATCTTCATCTATGTCATACACTTCATCCATCTGTAAAAACATATCATTGCTTTTCATTATATCTATCTTAACTAAATTTTCATTGTTAGTACTAAAAAATAAAAGATTATCTGAATTTCTAATTATTTTACGTAGACTTGCTTGATCAAAATAACATTCCGGTTCAAGAGTGAGACCATTGTCTCTACATGCAGATAACAACTGTGGCACGTACTCTTGGAACACTCCTTCATTGTGTAATGCCAATTCTCTAATTGCTGTTCGTACGTTCACTTTCATTTGTAATTCCTTTTGATCATAATGTCCATCTTTAACTCTATCCCAATTTATTGGTTCAAAAATTGAAATTAATTCTAAAGGTGCTATCCATTCGTTAGTTTTAGCATCATAAGCAAAATGTCTCTTTAATATTGTGACTTCTGATAAAAATTTATATTCAAAATGTGTTGTATCTTTGGCATCTGTAGTGTAAACGTGTCCATGTTTAAACATAACATGTGTTATTAAATTTGGATCCATAATCTTCACTATTCTCTTATGAAAAGCATGCAAGTTATCATCTCCATAATACACTCCACGATAATAATCAATCAAATTCTCTTGCACTTCGTATGACTCTACAGTATTTACTTCTTCCATTACTTCAAACAACACCATGAAACACAAACCAATATTATAGAGTGTATTCACTAATGTCGTTGCTGGGTTGCCTGATGGTTGGCCCCTTGCTACGTGTATAACTGTGTTTCCAAATAATTGTTGAGAATCTACAAGCTCATTCCAAAGTGCCTCACACAATTTTGATTTCCTTCCATAACGATATTCAATAAATTCATATATTTTCCAAAGTAAATTCAAATTTAGAGTTCCATCAAAATTGGTGAAATCACCTGCCAAAAATTGTTTTGAATTACGTGGAGCAACTTCCAATAACATGTTAACTATATAATTAACATCTGTACTGTACATATTTACTCCCACGAGTGAAAAATTAAAAATTTTGTTTTCCATCACTGTAGCAAAGTAGTCTAGATATTTTTCCCTAAAAAGAATAGTATAGTGTAACGGAGCTGCTGCAAAGGCTCGTGACTTAAATGCTTCAACTTTTGCAATTTTAAGCAGCTCATCTTTTATCGTGGCCACAAAGAAAACATTTGGCCTCTCATTGTGTTCAACACTTTTCTTGATGTCATTCATTAATTCTTCAACACGTGGATGATCTAAAATCCACTGATCATCTTCTCCCAAATATTCATGTTTTCCTTGCTTCCTCGTTTCCACATTCAATGGATATCCGGCAGACGATCTTCTGTTTATTCCGCATATGTATTGATTTCCCTCTATTCCTTTAATTGATTCTTCTCTATTCAATTCTCTTATTTTTCTATTGTTTGAAAGTTTATGATGTAAAACACTAGTGAATAATGATCTACTTGCCAACGGAATTGTTTGATGTGGTGTTAAATATTTTCGCATTGATTTATTAATTACATGTTCACCATCTGGAGAGAAATCTAGGTGTGCTGGCGCTTTCTGTGATTTTACAATTTTGTTATAAAAAATAGATTTTCTCAATTTAGTTTTTGATGGAGAGCGCAATATGTGTGGCACTGTTTTTAAGAATGTAAATTCATCTGCCTTCATTAATGTGTTGTAGTGGCCTTCAACCTTCACCATATGCACTCCTAGGTTTCCAATTGATTCAATCATTTCTTTTGTTATAATTTGTCCAAAGCTTTTATCAATAACATCATATCCAGCCATGTGGATTCCCAATATTTTTCCTGGATATTCTGCATCATTTGCTATAACTACACTCCCACAATAACCTGGAAAACTCTGCATTGGATAAGACATTGTCTTAAATGTATACAAATCTTCATCATCTCTACCTGAACACTCCATTGCTTCACAATTTATATCTGTTATTTTAGTGTGTTGCATTTCAAAATACCATGCTGCTTTACCAGTAAATGCTGATCTATAATCTATTTGTGCAAATTCTGCTGCTATTGAGAGTGTGCAAACAATTATTTTGGTGCCCAACAAGTTTGAAATTTCCTTTTCTGGAACAAAATTATCACAACCAGATCCTCTACTAAATCTCGTCAAATCAACGTGAGACTTCATATTCTCTTTGTGAAAATCTATCCAAATCAAGTCATAATACAAGTTGGTTTGATCATCTTCATGTGCAAAAGTATTGATTGAAACATTGTCTACGCTAATATTTTCAAATTCACAAAACCTATTGTATAAACTAAATTTAACAGTTTTAAATTCCTCTGCTTTAGTTGGTAATAAATGCCTATTTGTTATGAAAATTCTATCTTTTATGAAAAAACCTCTCAAACCTGCAACTTCCTTTTTGTTATCGCGCACATATTCAGCATAGATATAATATGAATTGGAAATCAACACACGTGCTATTGAGTAAGCTCGTTGACATGCTACATGTGTATCTGGTTTCTTCAAAAATGTGTCCAAATCAGTAATGGTTTCTTTGTCAGATGCTGAATGACTTATTGGCACTGACTTGACTGGTGTCTTTGGTGGTGTTTTTCCTTTCGGTGCTGATTTTGATGGTTGCCCACCATCATATTTCCCTTGGGACTTCTTCATTATTCGCCTCTTACTTGGGTTATTAGGTGTTTTACTTTTGGAATTGCGCAAGTACATGTAACCAAGTGTGATAGCAGAAAAAACTCCAGCTGTTGCCAATATCATATCTCTATTCTCATTAAAGAAATTTTTCGTCTTTCTAATCCTTCTTTCCCATCGATCTAATGTTGTAACAGAAAAGAACCTCAATAGAAATGCAATCAACAACATTTGAAATTCGCCGGTCCATTCATTAAATTTCTCCTTCAGAGATAACTCCCGTGGTGGTGGTTCCACTATTGAAGAAACTCCCTCTACTATGTCCTCTGTTGCGTCTTGCAATTTCAAGTATGAATTTCTTACTGTTCTACTTATCCTCTTTTTCACTCGACTAAAAATTCCATGCATTTTTATATTCACCTCTTCTGTATCCTTCTTATAGTACACTGATGGTGTGGAAACATTCTCATTAAAATGAGATGCCATATCCTGAGCCACAGCGTTATTGAGATTGAATTTTCGCTTAGATAAGCGATCAAGAGCTCTTTCTTTAAAAACTTCAACATCTCTGTCATGATGTTCATCAACTTCCACTAATTTCTCTTCAAGCATTTCGATCACATCTTCATAAGAATATTTTATATTATGGATATCAGTAAATTCATAGACAAAAGTGTTTGAAGAATTAGGTTTAATATCTGGATGTGTTAAATCGACGCTCTCATATGTTTTTTCATTAATCACTCTAACTTTCCTGTATTCTGGCTTTATTGAGACTGTAAATGAGAAATCTATTCTACGTTCATAAGCTTCAGGGCACACCATATAGTAAAGGTCAGGAGTTGTGATGTTATCAGTCGCAATTACTAATCTAGAGTTGAACAATGCGTCTGCTTTCTTTTCAATTTCTGCAACGTTTAGCATATGATCGTGACTATTGTTGAGATGAATTAATTCCATAGGGTAAGTTGTTTCCCCATTTTGGAACGATGGTATAATTTGATTTGCATCATCACAAACATAAATTTTTGATGTGTAGCTTTTGAAATTTTGTTGATATTTTAAACCGACGGGTCTGAAATACACATATTGATCATAATGTTCAACTTTTTCCTTCAATTCTTCCCGATGTTGTTCTTGCAAGTATTTATCGTTCTCTAACTGTAATATTAATGAAATAGTATCTGCTGCAATATAATTAATCAAACGTGTCTTACCAACACCAGCTTTTCCATTTAAATGCAATACTACTGGCCTTTTGCGATATCCATGGCCTGACGCACCAAGAATTTGAGCTTTTGTATAAAGAGTGTTAATATCATATGATAACTTATTTAAAAGAACTCCATGACAAGTATTCGCTCTAACAAATCGTGCTAATTCCAAAGACTCAACTTTCATCAATGCGATTTCCTCAAAAAGTCCTTTCTCGGTTTTTAGAAGCTCTTGACCTTGTGGTGAAATCAATTCCTTAATTCTTTTATCAAGTTTATTTAATCTAAATTCAATTGAGAACTCATCGTCATATGACTTAGTCACATATTCAAATGTTTTATGAGCTGCATTAATGACCATTTCTAGTCCGGTGGATGTTGATGGGACATCTTTAAATGAAGAAACGATTTTATCCACTGTATTCTTCCTGGGATCTTGTCTAAAGAGGATGGTTAGAATAAGTGTAACAATTATGGACATTGGTGATGATTCTATATAGTGCATTTGAGCATGAACTTCAGGATTATCAATTTCACCAATCAAATTAAAGCGCTTCATTAATTTAAAAATATTCGCTGCAAAGAAAATGAATGATACCCCTTCTATTTTAAAGTGTGTATACAATGCTCTGCATGCAATCCATTGTGATGCATAATCTCTATTATGTATTAAAGTCCAACATGCTGCAAAAATATCAACCCATTCAACTTTGTCTCTAATTTTCTTTGGAATTAAATTAAGTGCTTTAGTAGTTATATTTGTAAACTGGGGAAAAGTGATTTTCAAAGGAATAGTTATTGAATGCAGCTCTAAACGAGCAATCATCTTATCACAAGCTGCATCATGCTGTTTCTTTTGAATTGCATATATCTTCTGTAGTCTATTATGCCTTTCCTTTTCTATTATTTTTCTTGCTATTTCAGGATGTGAATTTGACAATCTCTCAACCCTGTCATTCCGTTTACTTTCATGCCTCTTTGAATCACGCTTTGTATTTTCTTTAAACATATGAACAACTGGTTTAAAAAACTGTCGTATAAGACTCAAGAATTATTTTGCATGCTCGTTGTTTTGCTTCTTTCTTCTGTGGTGCGCTACCACTTCCAACAAATGAGTGTCCAGCTACGTTGATGGAAACATCAACTCTCCATCCCGGTTTTTCATTATATTGCGTAACACTCACCAATTCACCATATGATAATATATTCCTGCCTTGACATAATTCATTAAATCTACTGATATGATCATTGCTAACTGGACCTGGATTCGCTTCAATACACTCTCTAGTCAAATCCTTTTGCCATGCATCTTCA